AACGCGAGCGGTGCGCTGCTGGCGACGATCGAGACCGATCCGTTCCTGACCGCGACCGCCGACACCATGCGCATCGTGCTGCCGGTGACGACGGCGGCCCATTTGCCGGTGGCGAACGCGGCGCTGGTGCTGCACCTGAGTACGGGGGAGGTTGCGACCGGCAACTCGCCGCTCAAGGTGCGGACCTACTACCGCCTCCTGCCCTCGACCCTGTAACCCTGGCCTTCGGAGCCCATCATGCCTACTGCAGTCGCGGCCAATGGCCAGCCGTTTACCATCGTGCCGGCGCTCACGCGCATCGCGATGGCCGTCGTCAATCAGGATTACATCGCGGACCTGGTGTGTCCGCGGGTGGCGGTCGCCGGGGAGTTGTTCGAGTACACCCTGGTCACGACCAAGGACCTGTTCCAGACCCCCGATGACCTGATCGGGCGCACCGGCGCCGCCAATCAACTGGTGTTCAGCGCGTCCGATGCGACCGACCGGGTGGTGGACCGCGGGCTGGAGGCCCCGGTGCCGCTCAAGGACCTGGACACCGCGGCCGCGGCGAACCTGGCCGATCCGATGGGGATCGCGGCGGAGCAACTGACCCAGACCATGCTGCGGCTGCGCGAGCTGCGGGTGGCGGCGCTGCTGTTCGACGCGGCCAACTACGCCGCGTCGCTCAAGCTGACGCTGGATGGCTCGGCCGGTAAGTACCGCTGGGACGATGCCACCAACGGCTATCCCATCAATGCGATCGAGGATGCCATCGCCGGGATGATCGTGCGGCCCAACACCCTGACGCTGGGCGCGGCGGTGTGGCTGGCGCTCAAGCGCAACCCCCATACCATCGCGCGGCTGTACGGCTCCGCGTCGACGCGCGGCAGTGCGCTGGCGGCCGATGTGGCCAGCGAGTTGGGGATCGACCGGGTGTTGGTCGGCAACGCCTGGAAGGATACCGCGGCCAAGGGACAGGCCATGACCCAGGCCGCGGTGTGGGGCAACTATGCGGCGCTGACGCGCACCGGGAACCCGACCGCGGCGCAGATGGTGGAGCCGGTGTTTGCCATCACGGCGCAGTACGAGGGCCGGGTGGGCTCTACCTACTTCGACCCCAAGCGGGGCAAGAAGGGCGTGCAGGTGGTGAAGGTGACCGAGAGCGTCAAGGAACTGGTGTGCTGGCAGTCGGCCGGCTATCTGTTCACCACGCCCGTGACGCCGTAACCGCGGTGATGGGTACCACGGCAATCTTCCTGGGCCTGGCCATCGGCCTGGCCCTCCTTTCGATCCTACAGAGACTTTCGATCATGAATGACCAACTGACTGCCCTGACTACCGCGGTGACCGACATGGAGACCGTTGCCGACAGCGCGATCGTCCTGCTGAACGGCCTGAAGAGCGCCTTGGATGCCGCGATCGAGGCCGACGACCCGGCCGCCCTGGAGGCCCTGAGTGCCCGCCTGGGCGAGCAGAGCGCGGAACTGGCCGCGGCGCTGACGGCCAACACGCCGGCTGCTGCGCCGGTCGAGAACCCGGCCGAGTAAGAAAACGTGACGGACGGGGCGAATGCCCCGTCCGGCCGCGGGGTCCTCACTCCTCACTCCTCACGCCTCACTCCTCACGCCATGAGCTACACCACTGACCAAGACCTCCTGACCGTGATCGCTGAGCGCTCGCTGGTGCAGTTGTCGGCCGATGATCCGCAGGCGCTGGTGCCGGACTGGGCGGTGGTGGCGGAGGCGCGGGCCTATGCCGATGGCCAGGTGGACACGCGGCTCCGGAAGCGCTACCCGCTGCCGCTGGCGGCGGTGCCGCGCGAGGTCAAGGACTGGGCGTTGGCGCTGGCGCGCTACTGGCTCTACAGCCGCCGCCCGGACGGGCAGGAGTTGCCGCCGGCGGTGCAGGCGGCGGCCAAGGAGGCGTTCACGGCGCTGGATGCGGTGCGCGACGGCAAGATGGACCTGGCCATCCCGGGGGCGGACGCGGGCGCGGAGACGCCGGTGCCGGAGTCCGGGCGGGTGCTGGTAAAGGCGCCGCAACGGCTCTTTAACCTGGATTTATTCTCGCGTTACCCGCGGCCCTGATGGCGGACACGCTGGCTCTGATCGACGCCGCGCTGACCCACCTGGGCGCGGCCCTGCCGGAACTGGCGGTGGAGTTGTTTCCGGGCAAGCCGGGCGAGTATCGGCTGAACCATCCGCTGGGTGCCTTGCTGCTGGGCTACGCCAGTTCGACCCACGGGCCGGCGCGGCCGTTGGGGATGGTGGTGCAGGAGCGCACCCTGCGCCTGACGGTGACGCTGGTGACGCGCCAGTTGTGGGGGCGCGATGGGGCGGTGGCCTATCTGGACCGGCTGCGCGCGGCCCTGGTGGGCTGGGCGGCACCGGATGCGCTGGGCGGGATGACGGCGGCCGGGGAGCGCTTTCTGTCGGCGGAGGCGGGCCTGTGGTGGTACGCATCCGAGTTCGAGACCACCACCCTGACGATCGAGGAGCGGGCGCCGGACACCGGGCCGACCTTGACCCATCTGACGCTGTTGGACCCCTTTACCACGCGCTGCGAGATTGTCTCGGCGGACGGCGCGATCACTGAGGAGCACTTCGACCCATGAGTCGTTTCATCTATGAGGGGCCGGTGTCGAGTGTGACGCTGCGCCAGGCGGACGGCACCGAGGCGGAGGTCGCGCTGCATCCGGGGCGGGCGGTCGACCTGCCGGCGGACCATGAGTATGTGCGCACGCTGGTGGCGCGGGGCTTCCTGGGGCCGGTGGTGCTGCCGGTGCCGGACCCGGACCCGGCCCCGGACGCGGCGCCGAAACGCCCGAGCAAGGCGAAGACCGACGGGGGTGAGCTGTGAGCGCGAATTTCCTGCATGGGGTGGAGACCATTGAACTGTCGATCGGCCCGCGGCCGATCCAGGGCGTGAAGACGGCGGTGATCGGGTTGGTCGGCACGGCGCCGATGCTCGATGTGGCCGCGGCGGACCGCTCGCTCAACGGCATCCAGTTGGTGCTGAACGACGTGGACGCGCGGCGCTATTTCGGCACCGAGCGCACCGGCTTTACCATCCCGCAGGCGCTCGATGCCATCTTCGATCAGGGCAACGGGCCGATCGTGGTGGTGGTGAACGTGCTGGAGCCGGGGGTGGATGTCACGGCGGTCAGCAACGAACTGCTGGTGGTCAACGCGACCACGCTGACCGCGGTGCTGTCCAAGCCGCAGGTGTCGGACCTGGTGGTGACGGATGCGACCGGGACCATTACCCGCCGGGGGGCGGCGGTGGCGGCGGGCGGGACCCTGACCAGTACCGGGGTGGCACTGACCAACGCTGATACAGTGACGCTGGCCGGGCGGACCTACACCTTCAAGACGACGCTGACGACGGCGGCCGATGAGGTCCTGATCGGGGCCTCGGCGGCGGTGTCGCTCAGTAACCTGAAGGCTGCGATCAACGGCCTGTCCGGGGCCGGGGCGACCTACAGTGCGGCCACGCTGCCCCATGCGACGGTGACCGCCGGGACGCTCACCAGTACCACGCTGGCGGTGGCCGCCCAGACGGGCGGGACGGCGGGCAATGCGCTGGGCACCACCAAGGTGGCGGCGACGCTCTCCTGGGCGGCGGCGACACTGACCGGGGGCCTGGCGCAGGACTACAGCCTGAACGCGGCCGATGGGGTGATCACGAAGGTGAGCGCGGGCGGGCTGGTGACGGGGGACAAGGCGTCCTTCAACTGGCTGGACCCGTCCAAGGCGCTGACGGCGGATATCGTGGGCGGGGTGGATGGCGCGAGCAACCGCATCGGCGCCCAGGCGTGGCTGGACTGCTACAACCTGCTGGGGTTCTATCCGAAGATTCTGATCGCGCCGGGCTTCTGTACCGCGGCGGCGGTGGCGACCGAGCTGTCGGTGCTGGCGACCAAGCTGCGGGCCATCGCCCTGGTGGACGCGCCGATCGGCACCACGCTGGCGCAGGCGATGGCGGGGCGCGGGCCGAGCGGGGCGATCAACTTCAACTTCAGTTCCGAGCGGCTGGTGCTGTGCTACCCGCATGTGAAGAAGTACGACCCGGCGACCGATGCGACGGTGCTGCGGCCGCTGAGCCCCTTCCTGGCCGGGCGCATGGGTGCGACCGATCAGGAGAAGGGCTACTGGTGGTCGGCGTCGAACCAGGAAATCCTGGGCATCACGGGCGTGGAGACGCGCCTGACCTCGATGATCAACGACCCCACCAGCGAGACCAACCTGCTCAACGGGGCGGGCATCCTGACGCTGTTCAACAGCTACGGGACCGGCATCCGCACCTGGGGCAACCGCTCGGCGGCCTGGCCGTCGGTGACGCATCCGAAGAACTTCATCAACATCCGGCGCACCGCGGACGTGATCCACGAGAGCATCGAGTACGCGATGTTGCAGTTCCTGGATCAGCCGATCACGGATGCCTTGATCGATGCGATCAGCGAGTCGGTCAACATGTTCCTGCGCACGCTGGTGGGCCGCGGGGCCTTGATCGACGGGCGCTGTTTCTGGGACAAGGCCAAGAACCCCTACACCGAGATCGCCCTGGGGCACCTGACCTTCGATGTCACCTTCATGCCGCCGCCGCCGTTGGAGCGGATTACCTTTGAGTCGTTTATCGACATCAAGATGCTGCAATCCTTGACCGGCGTGGTGGGAGCGTAACGTGGCCAACATCGACATCAAGCGCGTCACCAACGCGAACGTCTACCTGGACGGGACCTCCTTCCTGGGGCGGGCGGAGGAGGTGGAACTGCCCAACATCAAGCACAAGTTTGCCGAGCACAAGGCGCTCGGGATGGTGGGCACGATCGAGGCGTGGAGCGGCATCGAGAAGATGGAGGCCAAGTTCAAGTGGTCCTCCTTCTACCGCGAGGTCTTGCTGAAGGCGGCCGATCCGTTCAAGGCGGTGAGCGTGCAGGTGCGCGCGAGCCTGGAGACCTACACCAGCGCGGGGCGGGTGAGCGAGGTGCCGCTGGTGGTGTTCCTGACCGGGCAGTTCGACAGCATTCCGGCCGGGAGCTACAAGCAGCATGACAACGTGGAGCTGTCCAACGGGATGACGGTGAGCTACTGCAAGGTGGTGGTGGATGGGGCGGAGGTGGTCGAGTTCGATGCGTTCAGCAACATTTATCGCGTCGGCGGCAAGGACGTGCTGAGCACGTACCGGGCGAATATTGGGGGCTGATGATGACGCACGACACGATCGAACTGGCCGAGCCGCTGCTGTGTGCAGACGGCCGCGCCCTGACCACCCTGACCATGCGCCCGCCGCGGGTCAAGGACCTGAAGGCGGCGCAGCGGGTCAGCGAGGTGCCTGCCGAGCAGGAACTGGCGCTGCTGGGGCGCCTGGTGGGGGTGGTGCCGGAGGACCTGGAGGAGTTGCTGCTGGCGGACTATGCGCGCTTGCAGGAGCGATTTCGGCTCGCGGTGGCTCCTGGCGGCGGACCTGTGGGCGGCGGCGGGGTTGTTGGCGCGGTGGTTCCGGTTCCAGCCATCGGAGATCGACCGGCTGACGCTCGATGACCTGCGCACCTGGTGCGAGGTGGCGGGGCGGCAGATGCCGCCGGCGGGCGGCGGGGGTTAGCCGCCGTTGACCCATCTGCGCCAGCCGCGGCCGAACTGCCCGAGCAGTTCAAAGACCCAGGCGGCGAGGCCGAGACAGACGGCAAGGAAGAGGACCAGCAGGCTGACGAAGATGACGATGCCCCAGGCGTCGCCGGTGCTGGTGGCGGTGGGCAGGTAGGTGATCAGTAACCCGAGCCAGACGCCGAGCAGGCCGATGGGGATGATGAGCCGGAGCATGGTGGCCTCTTATGTCTGGAATGATGACGCTCGGAATCATACTCTCCGCGACCGATCTGGCCAGCGGGGTGTTGAAGCAGACGCAATCGAGCCTCGACGAACTGGCGGGGTCGCTGGCGCAGTTCGGCACCGCGAGCCTGGCGCTGGGGGCCGGGTTGACGGCGGCGCTGCGCCCGCCGGTGCTGGCCTATGCCGACCTGGACGAGGCGGCGACGCAACTGCGCGTGACCTTGATGGGGGCCAACGGGGAGGTGGCGCAGAGCTATGGCGCGCTGAGCGCGATGGCGTCCGAGATGGGCAACCGGCTGCCGGGCACCACGGCGGACTTCTACGCGATGACCACCATGCTGCTGCGCCAGGGGCAGGCGGCGGAGGGCATCCTGGGCGGCATCGGCGAGGCGGCGGCGCAAGCGGGCCTGCTGCTGAAGATGCCGCAGGTGGGGGCGGCGGAGTTCGTGGCCAAGCTGCAGGACGCGACCGCGACCACGGCCGCGGACATGGTGGCGCTGGTCGATACCATTCAGCGGACCTTCAATGTGGGGGTCGACCCGGGCAACATGCTGCAGGCCTTTGCGTCGCTGTCCCCGGGCATGGCGGACATGAAGATGCAGGGCCTGGCCGGGGCGCAGGCGCTGGCGCCGCTGATCGCGATGCTGGATCAGACGGCGCTGTCGGGCGGGGCCGCGGGCCTGGCGCTGACCAAGGTGTTCAAGGGGACCTTCGACAGTGGCGCCTTGCGCGATGTCAACAAGATGCCCGAACTGGTCAAGAACAAGATCAAGCTGGGATTCCTCGACAAGAAAGGGGAATCGCTAGGCTTGGATAACCTGTTTACGCAGTTGGAGAAGCTGCGCGTGCTCAGTACCGGGGCGCGGATGGGTGTCATGGAAACCCTGTGGGGAAAAGATTCCGAGACCATGCGCGCGCTCAAGCCGATGATCGAGAAAGGCCAGTCCGGCTATGACGAGATGCTGGCGAAGATGAAGGCGCAGGCGGCGGCGCAGTTGCGGATCAAAGAGACCCTGAACGACACCAAGAACATCTGGGGGGCGCTGCTGGGCTCGGTGGAGTCGGTGATGGCGGTGCTGGCGAAGCCGGCGGTGGAGTTCCTCAAGCCGTATCTGACGGACCTGAACGCGATCGTCGGGAAGGTGGGGGAGTGGGTGGCCCAGCATGAGGACCTGGTGCGGACCGCCGGGTTGATCGCGGCGGGCCTGGCGGTGGCCTCGACCATTGCGGGCGGGCTGGCGATCGTGCTGGGGGCGGCGAGTAAGGCGGGGGCGATCCTCGGCGGGGTCCTCGGCCTGGGCAAGGGCAAGAAGGGTGCGGGCGGGGTGGGCGGCGGGCCGGCGGGGGTGACGCCGGTGTGGGTGGTCGGGGGGGCGCTGACGGGGGTGAGCGGGATGCCGCCGGGCGGCGGGCGTGCTGGGCGTGGCGCGGGCGCGGCGGTGTTCGGCACCGGGAGTGTCGTGATGAACGTGACGGCGGTCCTGGCGGCCGGCGCGATCGGCTACGAAATCGGGACGGCGATCTATGAGAAGTGGCTGGCAGGCACCAACCTCGGTGACCGCATCGGGGAGGCCGTGGCGACGGTGGTCGACGGCTGGGGGCCGCAGGTGATCAGCGCATTCAAAGATGCTGGCACCCGGCTGTGGGATGGCATCAACGGGAAAAAGCAGACCCCGGAGGATAAAGGCTGGCATCCCACCAAGCAGCGTGATGTGTATAAGCCGCCGCAGCCATCCCTGATCGAGCGGGGCTGGAACTGGGCGACGAAGCAGGCCCCGCCGCCCAAGCCGGCGGGCCTGGCGATCCCGGTGACCAAGGAGTGGGAGAAGTCGGGGGAGGCGGTGAAGAAGGTGCAGACCAGCCTGACCCAGTTGACCGGGGTGACGCAGCAGTCGGTGAAGCTGGCCGATGGGCTGGGGCAGGCGTGGGGCAAGACCACG